CTGCATGTTGAATGCAAAGAAAGCTTTACCTAGAGGTCTTATAAGATAATCGTCTACATTCTTAACTACTGTACGTATAGAACCATTAGCAGCAGACATAAGCATTGATATACCACTTGCAGTACGTCCAACACCTGATACACCTGTTTGACCGTGTGCAAAACTAGGGAATCCAGTACTCTCATCTGCTAAAACTCTAGCTTTATCAAATAGTTGCATGTTTTCTTGTGCTACGTTAGGGAACTTTGTGCCGAAGATGGCCTGTCCTGGTGCGCCTCCCTGTCTTCTAAACGTTTTGCCAGGGTATACAGACATGTCTTGACCAGGTACTAGGTTAGTTTCATCTATCTCAATAATAAGATTACCAGATAGTGCAGCATTGTCAATAGCCATACGCATAAAGCCATTCATCAGTGTCTGTGTATCATCCATATTCTCAGCAATGCCTATACCAAAGAAGCTGTATGGGTTATGTTCAAAGGGTACAGCATAATACGGAATATTTGTAGGCTTGAATGGATTAAGTACAAAACGTAATACTTCACCGTTACAAACCCAGATATTACAGTTTAACTCATCTAAGTCTTTGTATTCACTAGGAATATTTACACCGTTATCTTCTAAATGCTCTACATCAACGAAACCCCAGAACTCTAATACTTCCCAACGCTCTGTATCAGCCTGAGTTTCATCGTCTTGCATTGCCATTTCCCAGTGTTTCTGTACGTAATCAGCACCTTTACGTATAGATTCCTGTATAGCATCCTTCATAAAGTAAGGACGTGTCTTAAGTTGACGCAACTGTGTACGAGACATCTTGTGTCTTTCTACAACATACTCAGCATCTTCCATACTAGAAGCTTCAGGATCTGGATAGAAGTTCCAAACACTTACATGATTACACTCAGGAACAGTCTTAACAAGAGGGTCATAATCTCCTTGCTCATTCCAGTTAGGATATTCTTTATCTACAGCAAATGGACCTTTCATGACACCAGTACCCAGTAAGGACTGCTCAAACGCCATAGATCGTAAATGTATAGATGCACCTGACTCTACAAGTTGATCATGTATTTTCTTTTCCATCTTTTTAGCTGCTACTAATGCAGGATGGAATGTAACAGTGCTAGGAGTAGTACCATCGCCTTCTACTATTTTATCAGACACACTTTCAAGTTTATCTTTTAGAGGTCCTAGTCTGCTTCTTAAATCACTAAGAGTTTCTCCAGGCTTTAACTTTGTATCACCATCTATTAAGTAAGGCGTAGAAGGTTTATCTTGTGTAACAGACTTTAATGCATCTCCTGCTTGATTAGCATTTGGATTCATGTCTATATGTACAGACTCTGCAACACCATCAGGTAAAACAGATGGATCTACTGTAAGTGGAAACTTGTTGTTACCAAACAGTACGTCAACTATCTGACCGTATGCAGCAAGTGTCTTAGTCTTAGTAACCTTAACAAATACACGAGACTTTTCTGTATCTGTAAATTGTACGTCAGGGCTGTATAACCCTCTGTAGTTACGATACGCTCTAAGCCAACGCTCTTCATCACCCTGTCTTGCATCCTCAGAACGGTTAAAACGTTCCTCAACAAAAGCTACTACATCAGGCTTAGAATCAAAGATACTCTCTTTGCCATCCTCTGCTGCTGTTACTTCATCTGTTTCAAACGATAGATCGTCTATATCTGCCATGTCTAGTATCCAAACTTGTTATCTGCGGCTTGAAAACCGCTTCGTTGTTTTGCTGGGTCAAAGTCCCATATAGAGCTACGAGGTCTTGTCATGATTCCATAACGTAATGCATCGTATAGGTGGTCTTCTGCGTGTGTATCTACATCCTCTGGGTTACGCTTATCCAAAGGCAGTGCAGGTATTTGTGTTATTGTGTTTGTACATGAAGCCATAAATACAATTCTTGGCTTTTCTGTAAACTCATCTACCTGTAACCTTCTGTGTATTTCGTTCTTACCTGAAACACGAGAACCTCTTGACCTATCTGATGGCCTCCAACGGCAACCCTTCTGGTTCATTTGCTCTGCTAGAGATGGACCTGTATCACCCCTGTTGTGCCATAGTGAAGAGTCTAATACTCCATAACGTATTGTACCATCACCAGACTCTGCATCCATTACCATATCAGCTAAATCAGAAGCTGTAACTTTAGAACAATAGAGTTCCCTGTATACAATGAGTTGTTCATCAGGGGCAACAGCGAACCAAATAACTCCCGTGTAGCTACCATAACCATAGTCACAAGCTCGAAATTTTGTCCAGCTAGAAGGGATTGGGAAATCGTCAACAACGTGTATAGCTCTATTAAACTCTGGGAAGGCTGCACCTTCGTTTACGTCCCAATTACCTTCTAGTAACTGCTTTCTTTGGTGTTCTGGTAATGACAAAAGCATTGCTTCGTAGTCACCACTCTCAGCTAAGTATGGGTTGTCAAACAAACTAGCTGGAATAAATCGTCTCTTAAATAGAGGCTCACCTGCTTTACTGTGTCCTGCAGGGTATCTTATAGTCTCACCTGTCTCTACGTTAGTAGCCCAGTAAGGCTTATTAGCAGGAGCAGGATCAATAAACATCTTCTTAACCCAAGAGTGTCCACTACCACCTGGGTTTGTCGTTCCACGCATATACAAACCAAGCTTGTTAGAGTGTGCAGATCTTAAACGTGATCTCATATAGTCCCAAGCGTAAGGACTAGACCACTGTGTAAGTTCGTCGAATCCAATCCAGTTAAAAGCCTGACCTTGGTAGCGTGTAACATCGGTATCTTTATCCAGATAAGACATCCACAGTCTACCACCTTGAGGAGAAGTCCACTGAGACTTACGTTCTGACCATTTGATCCCTGGTATTGCACGAGGGTATAACTCCTGTGACTTTTGTATTAGCTCTCTGAGTTCTTCTGTAGTATGACGTACAAGTAGACCACTAAAGTTAGGGTCATTTAGCCCGTGAAGAGGGTCTGCAAGCATGGCATAACTCTTACCTCCACCTGCTGAGCCGCCATATAGTACTTCACGTTCTGAAGCAGATAGAAACTCTGATTGAGGACCAGGGTTAGGCTTGAATACAACATCTTGAGCTTCTTCTATGTTGTATGGTTCAGCTTTAACCTGCGCTGGGCTAGTCTGTATCTTCTCTGGTGGTGTAGTATCCTGTGACACCTTTTTCGAGCTTTTCGATTTCCGCAAGGGTTTCTTCGAGCCTTTTGGCAAGCTTGCGTTTAATGTTAGCTGCTTTTTTACGTCTTCGCTCAATGGCTATTCTTTTCTTTAGACCTACGTGGGAGATAGAGCGACCCGTCTGTGTTGTTAACCAGTTCGCTACTTCCCTGTAACTATACTGCCTTAAGTGTTTCTTGGCAAGTATTAATGCTTCAAGTTCGTGTGGTATAGGCTGAAACAGTTTCTCGTTGTCTGGATCAATCTCATAACCAAATGGTACAACACGAGCCGCTACTCTAACTACAGGATGCCAAACCTTATCGCTCTTCTTAGGTTTAGGTAGTTCCCAGAAACCAAAATCCCTGTCATAATCGTACTCTGACAAGGCTTACTCGTTTTTACCCTCTTTAGGTGGAAGGTAGAATATACCCCCACCAGAAGATGATACATCTACTTTTTCGACTTTACCCAACCCTGCACGGTCAAGTAAATCTTTTGCAGCAGCCATTTTATCTTTGATGCCAAGCTCCGTAGGATCTGATAGAGCGCTAACCATAGCCATAGCAGCTTTCGGCGCAGTCCTAGAGAAGTACGAACGGGTAGCTTCGGCAATTTCATCTTTGAGAGATTCGACAATAAGTCTTGTAGGTGTATTTTCACTGTATCCTGCTATCTTTTTTGCTGAAACCACATCTCCACCTGCCTCGTCAAACAAGACCTCTAGAAACTTTTGTTGGTTTGGTGTTAAATTACGTGCCATAGGCTTTCCTTATAGTGGTTTGTCCACAAGAGTATCATATGCTTTCCATATGTCATCTATTTCAGTTTGGTATTCGTCAAGCTTATCACCCAGACTATCAGTGATCCCAGTAGATCTCTCAACTTGACTACGTAAGTCAAGCAAGTCTTTCTGTTGTTCCAAGATTGTTTGCATTTGTGTGCTAATTGTTGACAACCTTGTGTTAAGCCCTCTAACGTCATTATCTGCTACCGCCTGTTCTATTGCTTGAATACGAGAACTAAGATCTGCTTCCATATCCTGTGATTTAACTGTTAAGTCTGCATAAGCACTTTGTATATTTACATTCAGATCAGATTCAACTGTTTGAATGCGTGTACTTAGTTCGTTAGACTTAGAGCTAAACTTACCTGAAGCTTGAACTACTGTCTCAATACCTGATTCTACAGCATAGAACCTTTGTAGTGTGTCATATCCATAATATATACCGCCACTAAGAGATCCTAGTATTGGCAGGGCAGCAGCTATGTACCACCCTTTAAAAGTAAACCCACCAACTTTAACTTCTGCATCTTCTATCATAATATTTCCTACATGTTAGAGGAAGCTGACCCGTGTTGCATGATGTAAGCTCCTGCGCCATATACATCGTCTGCATCTTTCATATCGTTAGTAAGATAACCAGACCAACCAGTACCAAAACTTGATTCATCCCAAGCTATTACAAACTGATCTATGTCCTGCGTGTAAGTGATGGCTGTGTATGTTCCAACCATTATGTTATTAGCCGCAGTGTAATTATCTATACTTGTAGTCAACTCCGTGTTGTTAGCTGCAGCCATGAAAGCACCTGCTTGTTGAGCATACTCTGCTACTGCATCAAGTGCGTTATTATAGTCGTCAACTTCAGAAGCGTCAAGGCTATATTCGTCTGTAGCAATCATCTCTTGTAATGCAACTTGTTCTGGCTTTGTATCTGCCTCTGAAGCAATGTCAGCAACAGATGTAGCAGTCATGAGTATAGACGTAGCATCACCTAATATATCAACTGCAGCAGTCAAGTTATTCATAGCCGCAGTATGCTCTTGGATAAACAACTGATTCGCATTCTGTGCAGTAGCATAGTCATGGTTCATAACTTTACTCTTAGCATCTAAGTAAGCGCCTAGCATTGCTGCAGTTACTTTAGCACCATCTAATGCTCCATCAACAATAACACCACCAACTTCAGCATATCCTACTGCACCAATACCTAAGTTCAAAGATAGTTGTAACCGATTGTCTATAATATTAATAGAATCAATCAGTGACTGTATCTT